AAATGGAAACCCATCTTTTGAGTAGACCTCAATATCAATTGTACCAATGTTAACTCTTTCGCGGCTGAAGGAATCAATTGTATTTGGAAACTTATCATGAATGTATTGAGTGGTATAGTTTGTGTTGCCATAGACTTTGAAATTATCTACATCTTTATACATAGTAATGAAGTCTTTAGCATCACGCATTGTATCAAACTCACGTGGCTCTACTGGAGTACCATCGACTGAATGATAACCAGTAGGTTTATTTGTTTGAAGGTATAGCGTAGGAGAGAATTTAATCTTACGTGCAACTGATGTACCAGTACCGTCATAACCACGATACAGGATGTTGTTGCCGTACCTATTTACACAAGTATAAAAACCGTCGTTCATCAGTAACTCCCATAACAATATAATATTATAACACAGTTCTTACAACTTGTATACTAAAATATGATCTTTTTCTGTGCTGGTGTTACAATTTTGGTATACATTTCACGATACTTTGATGCTAGTTCCTCGACTGGTTCGGTAAAGAACATGACATCTTTTTCTTTAAATGTGATACCAGTTTCTGGGATTTGTGAATATGGCATAAATGGTGCAAGGCCAAGTGAGTTAGCTTGTGTCGGAATTAGGACCGTAATATCTTTTACAAAGTAATCGCCGCCATGCTTTATAGTCACATCACCAATCAATTCTTCGCCAGAGTTAAGTCTAAATAATTTAATGTTACTCATAATATTTTCCATGATTAGGCGCGGATCAGAATTGATCCGCGGTATGTCAGTATTACTTATTAGTCAGAGCCAGGGCCAAATACTTGTTCGCCTGTTCGATAAATATTACTTGATGTAAATTCAGATACAGTTTGTGCCTCATCATCTTGAATATCAATCTTATATGATTTGTTTTTTTCTGGAATGATTTTTTCTAACATGATTTTTAACATGCCATTGAATAAACCAGCATTTTTAACAACAACATTATCATTAAGCGCAAATTCACGAGTGAATGCTCTGTTAGCAATGCCTTCATATAACATAGTACCAGCCGGTGTAGACTTATCAACATTACCGCGAACTGAAAGTTTGTCACCATCAATTTGAATTTCAAGTTGGTGTTTATTAAACCCTGCAATTGCTAGTTCAATAGCATAAGTGTTTTCACCAATCTTTTTAATATTGTATGGCGGATAGTTTGATACGTTTTTAGTTAAGTCTTGATGTAGCTTAGTTAATTGATTAGCATAGCCAGCATAGCCATCATAACCAATAAAGAATTTCTCAAAGTCTTTTACAGTGTTGAATGAATTTATAGTATTCATAGTGTGAATGCTCCTATTAAGCGAGTTTTAGTTTAAGTTAACGATACCCATTAGGCATATCGAATTTCCTGCGTACCGAATACAGGGACACCATATCGTTGTGTCGGCAAACGTTTCCTAAGGTAGGGGAAATCTTCTAAAGGCATATGAACGAATATCTTCACGACCTAGTAATGTTTCTTGATCATTCCATTCGACTAGTTCGAACCCATGACGCTTTGCCCATTCAATAAAACCGTTATGTGTAAAGTACCATATATGTTCTCCTGGGCGATAATGTTTAGATTCTTGTACAGTATCTCCAGATTTAAATAGCGGTATTGATGCAAAGAACCACTTATCGACATTATTTAGTAAAGCAGTTGGATTTGGAATATGTTCAATTGAGTCCCAACATGTAATTGCATGTGCACGATCCTCATATGGATTTTTGAATCTGTTATTGGCGTATAACCATTGGTTTGCGCATTCATTTACGTCAAAACCATAGCAGTTAATTTCACTAACAAATAGACCACCGCCAATTCCAATATCAACTATATTTGCGCTTTTAGTATGTTCTTTGACTAAGTTAATACGAGCACTAGTAAGATCTTTACCCATGTCTGACTTATCATATTCTAAATATTTATCCCAATAGTCTCTATCATAATCAATTGGTTCTACTGGATGGTAACCCATGCCAAGCTCTGGCCACCATATAAAATTATCTTCGTAACCAATCGGTAAACTGCTGTTCATAATTACTAATTTCCTTGTTACAGTCATGTCTCATATCGATACACCTGCAAAATTTATCTGGCATTGCAAATGCAACACTATTCTTTTGACGATACATAATTGCTTCTGGTGAATTGAACATGCCATGACCGCCTAATACAATCCATGCCGGATTGTTATAACATAGACTAGCAGGAACAATCCAACCAACGCCGCCTACTGTATATCGTGCAGACTGTGTCAGAGCTAACAATTCTTTTACGCCTAACTGACCATCATGGAACTTTATATCTGCATAAGGTTCTGGACTGACTAACCATTCGTCAATCATATTTATATCTCCAATAGAGATAATTTTAATGCCTATGTCTTTTAATATTTCAGCAGACCGTGCAATGTACTCAGGCTTAGGATTCCTTGCAGAATTAAACCATTCTTTACGTTCAGTTGATGGTCTAATTAATGCATATTCTCCAAGGTCTTGAATCCATGGAAATTCTGATCTAAAATCTGGTAAGTCAAAACGTGTAGCCTTTACTCCAAATGATACTGCTAACTCTTTTCGAATTCCACGAAAACCTATAGGCCTACTATAATGGATTTGTTTAACATTTTTAACTTTGTCTAGCTCAATATCTTCCCAGACAATATTAGGATCATCTTTTAAGACATTCTTTGCCTGAGTTCTTAATTTAGTATTTGGTCGAATATACTTAACATTTTCTAGGCCTTGATATATTTGTGGCCATGCTGTCTCAAGATACACGTCTTCTTTGATATTTTTAATAAAGGCTCGTTGATAGATATTATCTCCGAGTCCTTTCATACCACGAATGTACATTATCTTGGTTGATGCGAAGGAACAGATCCAATATTATACTTTGGGCAAAGTTCCCATTCATCTTTTTCACGAAATGATATGACTTTAATTTGTCGAAGAGGGGCACGATTTTCCATACGTTCTGCAGATACAGCAGTCAATAAACCCCAGTCAGATAACAACGTTGTAATGGTATTACGACGTTGTACATCATTTTCTAAAAGGTTTGATGGTTTACCGTCAAGTAAAAACAATTCTTTAAAGTGTACAATAAAGTATCGTCCTTGTTTATGAAGAATATGACAAGACTGATATAGTTTGTTTTCTTTACGAGATGCTACACCAATTCGTGTCAGAGTTTCTTTAATCTTTAAAAAATCATCAGGCTCATTGAGCACTACCTCTAACATCATTTCTGGTACCCAGTCGATTGGGTCTAAGTTATTTTGATTGTCCACCTTTATACATCCTATTTTTCAATTCATCGATTTGATTCTGGTTTAGCAACGATAACACTTGTCGTGCTTTCTCATTACTATATCCATAATATGCTTTAACGGTTTCAAACTCATCATTACTTATAAGTTTGTCCCATTTAGAAAACCGTTTACGTTTCCTAATAGTATTTATATATTTCATAATTTAATAAGTTATAGAAGAACGTAAACGTAAAATTTCAGAAGCTAATAAAGGAAAAGATAGAGGGCCTAGGGGGCCAAGGTCAGATGAAACAAAAAATAAAATGAGTAACTCTGCTAAAAATAGACCTTTATTCAATTGCTCAGTTTGTGGAAAAGCTGTTCAAAAGCAAACTCTTGCATTATATCATGGTATAGACGGATCTAAATGTAAACTATCCGCCGCGGAATAGTTTTGCCTTTATTACATTAATTTCATTTGTGTTTAATATTGTTAAAGCTTGTCGTGCTTTCTCATTACTATATCCATAATATTCTTTAACAGCTTTAAATGAATCTATTATTTCAAGTTTGTCCCATTTAGAAAAACGTTTACGTTTCCTAATAGTGTTAGTTAAAAAATCAAATTGAAGTTTGTTATCTAGTTGATGATATCTATTCATTTCGTTAGCAAGTAATACGGTATCAGAGAAGTATGACAGTGAACGATTGATGATATATGCATTGTATGATTTTTCTGCCAGATCATCAACCATCAAGTCTTTTTTAGTATAGTTTATTGAGTTTAAATAGTCAAATGGGCTCATGATTATACTACTTTAACTAACATACGAGTCAGGCCTAATAAATCAATAGATACGAGCAAGAGGTAGTTAGCCAGCATCCCAAAAGACTTCCTAGTATAAGAAGACCAAGCATACAAAGCGCAGCCCATGATCCAAATAGGATATAAAATGAGCAGTGGTGGGTTGGGGACCGTGACAGCCATTGTAATGCTACAGCCAATAGAAATACCCCAAGCAAGTAGCTCAATAATAAACCTAGTGGGGTAAGATATATAGTCATCACGTATCCATTTAAAAGTATTTCGTACTACATTTGGTTCGATCATCATAATATAAGGTTCTCATAGTTTTAAGAAATTGCTATCACTAGACTTTGCATTCTCATAACGTCAATTGCAATGTCATGAATAGGGTTATGTGGAATAAAGACTTCTTTTAGTTCTGGTGGTATAAATCCATGTTTAAGACCAGAGCCGAACGATAAGCCTTCGATCATTGAGCGGCTATCACGAATGTTCCACCATTCAAATGGATCTGTCTTATTTACTGCAGCTAATATTGATTCAAGAAAAGGCGGATCAAATGTGTTACCTCTGGTATAGATCTTTTTTGGTTTGCCAAATGATAACAAAATATCATGTAGTTCTTCTAGTGGAATATCTTGGTCAGATGGTTTTAATAACTGCTGTGCTTCTTTACTTTGTTCTGACCACCACTTAAGAGTATCTTTATCAATAAGGCGGCCATACTTATTGACTTGCTCTGCTACATTAAATTTAATCAGTTTGGCAGATTTTAAAAGCTCGTTATATGTATATGGATCTGTAGTATAACGAGATTCGCTAAAGGGCAACAATGCTAGACATACTACAACAGAATTAGCTGGAGTCTTGCCTAGAGTTTCAAAATCATAAATCAAACAATTATTAGTCATATCATTTCCATTCAATCGAAGCCATTAGCTCTGTCATACATGCCACAACATTTAACTCATGATCAGCCACAAATGCGTTTTTAAACTGATAGTCTGCCAAGATCAATACAATTTGTGGTACAGACTGAGGCTGAACATAGTCTAGCATTACGTCATATACTTTACGAAAGATTGCTTGTGGTTCGACATCAATGTTTTCGACAACCCAGCGTCGCATAACTTTAAAGTCTTTATCTTTCAGAGACTTCATTAATACCTTGACATTATCTTCTGACATATTGACAAGTACACCAGAATCGATCTTACCAGATATTGCATAACGCTGGCATTCATTTAATATACGGCGCCAGTCTGGAAAATGCTTTTCAATCAATTTAGCTAGAGCTTGTGGCTCAAAGATTACATTTTCTTGAGTAAGAATTGTACCTAACCGTTTGAAAAACTCAGATGCCATTTTTGGTTTTTCTGCATTAGGTATACCAAACTCATATACAGAACATCGTGAATGGAGTGGTGTAATGATTCGATTCTTAAAGTTACAAGTCAGAATAAATCTGCAGTTCTGAGAGAATTCTTCAATAAAACCACGAAGCGCTGGTTGTGTTGAGTTAGGGTTTGTATAGTCGGCCTCGTCAAGAATGATAACTTTATAGCCACCAGATAACGATATAGTAGAAGCAAACTGTTTAATTTTACCACGGAGAGTATCAATATTACCTTCTTCTGAGCCGTTGATAAGAATATAATCTAGACCAAGTTCATTACATAGCGCTCGGGCAACTGTAGTTTTCCCTACGCCAGCAGTACCAGAAAACAGCATGTTTGGCAGTTCACCAGTCTTTAAGATTTCAGAAAATGTATCTTTGATTGACTTTGGTAAAATACAATCAGCAATACGTTGAGGCCTATAACGTTCGACCCAAAGGAATTCATTTCTCATTTAATACTCTCCATAATATATTATAACACAGTTTCATATACTTGTAAATCATTTACCCTTTTGATTTGCTATGACTCCGCCAAAGGTGACTATCTGAAGCCATACCATTGCTAACCATGTCCAGAAAGTTATTTCAATTGTCAAAGCAAAAATTGTATTAAGCGACATGATTGTTAACATCGGCACAAAAATAACGGATAATACAAATAGCGATAATATTAAAATGTTTTTAATAACGGCTATCATGCTTATTCCTTAGGAAATTATTGCAGTGTAAATATCTTCTACATCAGAGAATTCATTCTTAACTTCATTTAAGTTTTGCTTATGGTATACTGTTGCAACCTTACGCATATACTTTTTAGGAAGTTCAAATGTTTCCTCTAGCATTGCTAATGACTCTTTAATGTATTCGCGTTCTGATTCAATTCTGCTCATTGCACCAGAGATTTCACGCATAGAAGCTTGTACTTTTGCGCGGTCATCTGGTGACGTAGGGATCACGACATTAATAGACATTGTTTACTCTCCTGATTCATTTAAAAGTTGAGCAGAATCAGTTGTTGATTCTGGTAGTGATTCTTGCTCTTTTGGAGCATTAGCATTTAAGAATGTAGCAAATCGGTTACGAAGACCGCCTACTGCTTCTAGCTCTGATCCTTCAAATGCACCACGTTTTGTTACGACATCGATAACCTGAACAGTAGCCTGAATATCATTAATACTAAGTTGTACTTGTGGGGTTGTTTCTGTTGACATAATATCTCCTTATTGACCTACGGTTGAGTTTTTCTCCAAAGCAATGTAGTAGGTTACATCGCCTGCAGAATTAGTAAAGCGTGAAATTAATTTATTTGAGATTGATACTGTATATGAATCATGAATTACTTTAAGGTTATTGATATTAAAGATGAATGAAAAGACTTCATCTGGTTTAATATTAACGTTATCAATTTCTAGTTCAAATGAGTTTGATGTTGCATCTTTAGTATCTGTTGCTTTGACAATAATCTTTTTGTCTTTGCCATTTGTAATAACAATGTCAGATACATCAAGAGGACCTGCTGCCTTGCGTAACGAGAGAAGATCTTCTTCAGTAAGAACAAATTCTAAGTCAACAGTAGGCATAACAATATCACGTGACGGATATGCACTACTTAAAATATTTGTATCAGAAAAGAAGTACTTTACTGACCGATGTGAATCGACAATTGATACTGATGTCATATCATCAGAGAAGCGTAACTCAGGAGCAGAAAACATACCTACGACACTAAGGAATTTATTCAGATCATATACGCCAAATTCTGTGGGAAATGATTCAGACACTTTGGCCGAGGCCATAATGTTTTTGCTTTCTGACAGTGATTTGATTGTATTACCTTCTTTAAAGATAATGCTAGCATTGATTGCACTAAAGTTTTTAAGAATTTTGATTGTATCTTCGCTAAGTTTCATAAGTAAGTTTCCGTTTAAAATAATATTATAACACAGTTTTAGGATTTTGTAAATCTTTTTGTAATAAAAATAACACAGAACACGCCATGTGAGCTAAATGGTCTATACCAGTCTCTGGGTCATGTCGTTCACCTTGCATATAACTTGAAAAGTGACGCATCAATGCAGCTTGGTAACGTGTCTCATCAACATATTGCCAGTTATGACGATCATACTTTTTTGCGCCATAGGTCAGTACCTTAACCACTTCATCAA